CCAACTGGTGCGGCCTGGTCGTCGACGTGGTCAACGAGAGGCTCATCGTCGGCTCCATCTCCAGCACCGCCAATTCGGTGCAGGACAAGACGGCGTGGCAGTGGTGGAACGCCAACAACATGGACGGCGTCAGTCCGCAGATCCACAACGCCGCGCTGCGGTATGGCGTCTGCTACGTGTCCGTGTGGCCGGGGGCCAAAGGCCCGGTCATCCGGGGCGAGCCACCGACCACCACGTACGTGCGCTACAACGCGGACACCGACGTGGCCGAGGCCGCGATCAGGGTGTGGCAGGACCGCGAGTCGGTTCATGCTGACCTCACCCTGCTGGGCTACCAGTTCCATCTCACCGCCCGCGACGCGGTCATCAACGAGCTGGTGCTGTACCACCCGGCCGAGATGTCCCGCAAGACCGTCACTATCGATCTCACCGATGCCAAGTGGGAGTTCCGCGTCGAGCCCGGCGTGGTCCCGGTCGAGCGCAACCCGATGGGGCGGGTGCCCTACGTGCGGATGCTCACCGACCCCGACCTCACGGGCGGGTACTCGTCTGAGCTAAATGGACTGGAGCCAATTCAAGACCGCATAAACAAAACCAACTTCGATCGGCTCCTGGCGCAATCCTTCCAGAGTTTTCCAAGGGCATGGGCCACCGGGGTCGAGACACCTATCGGTCCCGATGGCAAGCCAGTGGAACCCTTCGATGCTGCGGTTGACCGCATCTGGACGTTCGAGAACGAGAACGCCAAGGTGGGCCAGCTCGATCCGGCTGAGCTGAACGGTTACATCCAGGCCAACACATCCGACGTGCAGGCACTGGCCACGCAGTCACGTACGCCGCCGCACTACCTGATCTCGGGCATGGGCATGTTCCCGTCCGGTGAGAGCGTGCGGGCCACGGAGTACGGACTGTCCCGCAAGGTACAGGCCCGCCAGCAGTCCTATGGGGACGCCTGGTCCGACGTACTCCGCTTGTGCGGGCAGGCGTCGGGTAACAAGCGGCTCGCCAACGACCTCGGCCTGAGCGTGGTGTGGAAGGACGTCGAAGCCCGCAGCGAATCCGAGATCGTGGACGCGCTGATCAAGATGGGCACGCTCGGCGTGCCGTGGCCGGCGCTCTGGCAGAAGTGGGGAGCCACGCCCGAGGAGATCGCGGCGTGGACCAAGAAGCTGGAGGAGCAGACCGCCGTGGCCGCACAGCTCGCGGAGACCTCCGCGACGCCGCTGGCGAAGCAAGCCGCACAGCAGGGCTTCCCTGCGATCAGTGGAGCGGCTGATCTGGAGGCTCAGACCGGCGGGGACGTTCGCGTTCCGCGTCCGTGATCGCGTCGACCAGGTACCACGTCGACGTGTCGTGCGGGTCGTAGGGCGGGATGTGGTAGAGCCGCAGTTCCCTTTCGGCCAGCCACAACTCCAATTCCAGTAGACGCTTGTTGTCTATTTGGACGTTGACCAGGGTCATTGGGGCTTGTCCTTTTCCTTGCGCTCCGCTAGCGACTGGTCCATTTGCTTCACCAGCTCGTCACGCTTGGCGTTCCATTCGCGGATGAACCGGCGGTCGAGGATGAACCGCTCGACCGTCGCGCCGACGCAGAAGAACACGATCGCGGTGATCCACCAGGGCATTAGACCGAGCCTTTCACTCCGTGGATGACGCAGTTCTTACGACGTGCAACGAGCTTCATTGCCGGCAGGTTCTTCGCCGGTAGGAGTTTCGGGTCGCGCACGTCGAGATCCCACGTGCAAATGCACGCCGGGTGGACGCGGTCCACATAGATCTCGGTGCCCCTTCGCTCGTCATCGAGCCACGAATAGTCGTCGGTCACTCACGCATCTTGCCGTGTCTGGCCGACCACGTCCAGTAACCGGACGACGTATTTCGACCCATGTGGGTCACGACACCAAAGGAGTAACGCGCATGACTGCGCCGACGAACACTGCCGCGCCCGAGAGTCCCGACACGGGCGAGGCGACTGACGCACCCACGACACCGGGCGCAGATCAGTCAACCGAAAGGGACGGGGATGTAGCAGCCCTCAGGAGCGAGGCCGCCAAGTGGCGCAAGGCTCTGCGGGAACAACAGGCCGAGAACGAGCGACTCAAGCTCGCGGGTGCCAGCGAGGCCGAGCAGGCCATCGCTAAGGCACGAGCTGAAGGTGCTCAGCAGTACCAGCAGAAGTGGCGTCGGGCCGTGGTGGAGAACGCCGCGCTGTCCGTGCTGGCCGAGCGGGGTTGTCCCGCCGCCGAGCCCGCCCTTCGTGCGCTCGACCTGGACGACGTTGACGTCGATGAGACCGGCCGGTTCGACCGCGACGCGGTGTCCGGCAAGGTCGACGACCTCATGCGTCGTTATCCGGTTTTCGCAGCACCGGGCGGCGCACCTCCCATGCCATCAATCACTGGCGATTCACAGCACCGAGTCACGAACGCGGACCAGGTCCGCCCCGCCGGCAAGCTCAGCGACAAGCAGACCGAGGAACTGCTGCGCTACGGGCTCGGTCACTGAATCGCCTCACAAGCATGTGAGGCAAAGTCATGCCTAGTTATATCGGCAGAGGGGATGCTGTCCCGTTTATCGTGGAGCAGCGCTCTCCCGAAATCCTTCAGCAGGCGGCGCAGACCAGCGTCGCCATGAACACGTTCAACAAGCGGCCGGTCGCGTCGAGCCAGGCGAAGCTGTCCATGCTGGACACCTTTCCGAGCGCGAAGTGGCTGACCGCCACCCCGCCCGCCGACGTCGACATCGCAGTGAAGCCCACGACCGAGATGGCGTGGAAGACCGTCGACATGTACATCGAGGAAGCGGCCACGATCGTCCTCATCCCTGAGAACGTTCTGGACGACGCCGAGGTGAACCTCTGGGCCGAGGTCAAGAACCGCTGTGCGGAAGCCATCGCGCGCCTGATCGACCAGACCTGTTTCTTCGGAACAGCACCGGACGCCTCAGCGGTTCCGGGTACGTTCCCGGTCGGCGGTATCGTCGGCCGCGCCATCGCTGCCGGTCACTCGTACCAGTGGGGAACCAACGACACGGACGAGGATCTGGCCGAGGCGTGGAACCAGACCATGGCCAAGGTCGAGGCGGACGGTTACGACGTGAACCAGTCGTACACCGACCGTGGTATCCGGCCGTACTTCCGTGGCCTGCGCGACAAGAACGGCTCGCTGCTCTACGCGACCACAATGGTCGGTGCAGCTCCGGTCGACAGCGTCTACGGCGTGCCGGTCAACTACGTCACGTCGGGCGTGTGGGACAAGACCAAGGCCGTCGCGGTCATGGGTGACTCGCAGTGGGCGGTGCTCGGCATCCGCCAGCAGCTCACGAGCAAGAACCTGGACCAGGCGACGATCGACGGCGTGAACCTTGCCGAGCAGGACATGCTCGGTCTGCGCCTGAAGATCCGGCTGGGCTTCATCGTTCTCGCGCCAAAGGGTCAGGGACAGACGGCGACGCCGTACCCGTTCGCGGTGCTGGTCCCAAAATAACGACCGCCCCGTTCGATGTGTCGTGGTACGGGCACTCAAATGGACTCAACTCGATCAGGATTTCGCTCGGGCCGACCGCTGCGGGAGCCGGGACCATCGACCACGGGGACGGGACGAGTCAGCCTTTCACGGGCGGCGGGAACCAGGAGACGTACTGCGACTACGCCGCGCCGGGCACCTACACGCTTACGGTAACCGACGCGAACGGGGCCAAGAACGTACAGGAAGTCAAGGTCACGGGTACGCGGGCGGCGCTGGACAGCGTTGCTCCGCTGACGGCCAGGGTCGGCGGGCCGGACGTTCAGGTTGTCTACACTGGAGCGTTTGCCGCTACCAGGAAGATTATCTGGAACGGCAAGGCTGAGCCCACGGTGGACGGGTCCGATCCGACGCAGGAGTGTTCGACAATCGTCAAGCCCTCCACGGCATCTGGACCGGGGTCGGTCTGGACTGCCATCGAGGACGCGGACGGTAGCCGTACCGAGGCATACGAGTTCACGTTCACCGCAGCGCCGCCCCCATTGGTACTGCCTCCGAAGCCGAGGCTCCAGATAGGGCGGTTCATGGACAACCCCAGGTTGTTCGATGTCCAGCTCCAAGGGGCCGGGCGAGGAGCGAACACGCACTACGACTGGGGTGACGGAACCTCGGTAGACAAGCCGACTCACGAGCGGGCCAACAAGCAGTATTCGGCTGACGGCACATTCACCGTGACGGCAACCAGCGGAGTCATCAACGACGCGGTGGATGTTGTCGTCGGACCGACGCCGCCGAGCGTGACGAACGTGAGCCGGACGGCGGCCATGTATGGCGACCCAACGTTCACGCTGACCATCGTCACGTCCGGTGGGACGCCGGCCGTCGATGACGTTGTGATCATCGACGGCATTGTGCTGCCGGCCACACAGAACACGCCAGGCACGTACGAGGTCGAGATCACGCCGCCGCTGTCCGGTGAGGACAGAGTGTCCTGGCTGCACGTCAAGCAGTCCACCGGGGTCAGCGAGTCGGTGCCCTTCGACTGGGTG